TCAGAACTTCCTGGACTCACGCTCGATCCTCTCAGGGGTGCCCAGCAGTGCGCTGATGTGGTCGAGTTGTCGCGCTGCGTTCTCCAGCCCGAACATGATGCGATCAGCGATATAGAGCAGCGCATCGCGGTCAGGTCCTGGCTCATCGGTGTCTAAAGTTTCGACCATAGGCCGCAGGGCGTGGGCAAGATGCATGGCCTCCTCGAAACCCTCGGGATAGCTATCCCCGTCAGGGTGCATTGTCTCTAGCGCCGCCTTGATCACTTCCATTGGTTCCACGGGCAGCAAGGCCTCATAGTCAGCCTGCTGCTTCCGCAGGGCTTCGATCTTCTTCATATCCCTGGCGTGGGTGCGCTCGCTGGTGAAGGCCATCCCACGGACCGCCTCATTTTCCCAGTTTGTGACAGGGCGGGTCATGCTGCCCCCCCTTTCGGCGACTCAATCTTGTCGAATTCTTTGTCCATGTCGGAGGTCAACATGACGATGGCGGAAGCAACGCCGGCGATAATCATGTGGTCTGGGCTCTTGCTGAGCAGCATTTTCTCAATTGCGCGGGCGAGGGCGTCGATGTGGGCAGCCTTGCATTGCAGGTCGGCAAGGATGCGCTCTGGCGTGACAGAGGCAGTCATTTCGCGCCTCCTTCCAGCACGTCCAGCGCCTCGGCCAGAGCGGCGCGGGCCTCCAGGCGGTTGGCTTCGGGCAGGTTCGGGGCTTCGGTCGCGTCCAGCGCCAGCAGGATCATGTCGCGGATGACGTGCAGGCTGGCGTCATGCAAGCCGGGGGTGGTATGGCAATGAGTAGCCATGCTCGATCTCCTTCTAAGATCGGGTTTCGGTTAGGGCCGGGTGGAAGGTAGGACTTCCGCTCGGCCTGCTTATCTGTTATCAGATAAAGATGAGCGATGCAATATCAGTTAACAGAAAAAGACGGGGGCGGCCCAAGGTGGGCGCTACCCTCGTGGGTGTTAGGATTGAGCCAGACCTGCTAGCCTGGCTGGATGCCGAACGCGCAAAGCTAGACCCCGTGCCCAGTCGGCCGGAGATGGTTAGGCAAATACTGGCAGAAAAACAGCGTGGTAGAATCTAATTTGCCACGGGCCGGGTTTTTTCGCGATGCTTGAGGCGACCATCCTCGATGTTCTGCGCGACTTCGCGAAAAACTCGGGCAGCCTCGTCTCCGCCATCGTTGACCACATACTGCAAAGCAGCAAACGCCATAATCCGGCTCAACGCGAAGCGAACCGTGACCCCTTCCTCTACCATTTTAATGAGCGCGACTTGCAAATGGTCGTCAACTTTGCTGGTGGTCCGCAAGTCGGGGCTGTCGGTGTGTTCGGTCATGGGGTTTCCTGATCTTCGATGCCCACTGACATGGTAAGCGTGAACGGCGGGAACAACCCCTTTATCGTCCCTGCACGATAAAGCCATCACCCCGCCCGTGACACCTTTGCCAGCAGGCGGTCGAGGCGGGCGGGGGTTAGGTAGCGCCTGATCGGTCGGGCAACTCCTAGCATTCGGTCCAGCCGAGTAGGCGTCAGTCGCAAGCGGCCACCAGGACGACGCTCGGCACGGCGACGGGCGTAGTCCGCTGCTCTCATGCAGGCAGTGCAGCAATAAACCTGATGTGCATCTGCACCGGCTGCGATGGGCGCATGGCAATGCAGGCAGGCCCGCCCCTGCCGCGATGCATCCACGCGTGCCTTGAACCGCTTGTATTCAGCCCGACGCCGGCATTTCTTTCCGCAGTAGGCCATGAGTGCATAGCGCTCGGCCGGGATCGCCGCCCCGCATTCAGTGCAACCAGGGCGGCTCTGCTTGGCCTCGATCAGGGCGGCGGTCAGCAGAGACTGATAGTCAGCCCGATAGCATCTGGCGCTGCAAAAACTGCGCATGGGGGCATATCTGTCCTTGGGCAGGACTGCCCCGCACCATTGGCAATGGTCGTCAAAATCAAGAGGCTGATCCTTTTCGCCCATAGAAATGCACCACCTTGTCATAAGCGTTGTTCTCTGCTGCATTGCGGAACCTACACACCATTGCGTTGTGAGCCTTGGCGCAGAAGTTGCAGCAGAACTTGAATTTGCCTTCGGGCAACGGCTTTCCGCAACGGGCACAAATGGATCGCTCGATCATGGCGCCGGTCGATACAGCCCAATCCGGCTGTCCCTCGCTCCAGCTTGGCCGGGTTGCCCGAACCTGTTGGAAGGCGCTGTCCAGCAGTTGGCGTGCCATGGCGTCGGCCTCTGCCCATGACCACCCATTGCGGCACATATCTGAACGAAGTCCGGCGCGCAGCGGTCCTTCCAAACCGAATACAGAGGTGATTTCGCCAGCCTCGAATGATAGGCGGATCAGACCAGCAATCTCATGCACCATCGTGTGCGTCAGACGCTTCCCCAGCTTCTTACGCTGTGGGGGCTCGGTCCCGGGCAATGTCGGTTTTCGCTTCATCCGAACATCGCGTCCAGCAGCGCGGCGCTGAGAGGCGTTTGCGATACCGGCGCCAAGGCCTGCACGCCCTCAGGTCGCCTGGCGGCTGCATAGGCGACATCAAGCCATACCTGATCCATCGCCAGCAGGACATCGACATGGTGCGGCGCCAGCGGCAGGCGCATCAGCTGGCACCAGGCCGCGATCTCCGAAGGCTGGATCGGGTTCGGCGCCCCAGCGTGATAGGTGCGGGTTGCGGAGATGCCCTGGAAGGCGTTCCACAGGATCCTGCCTGCCTCCGGTGGCCGGACCTTCTCGCCCCCGAGAGACGCCTTCACCGCGGCGCAAAGCTGTCGTTCCAGCCGCTCCATCAGCCCCTCCGCATCTGATGTTCGTTCATCCAGCCCGGCGCCTGGCTCTTGGCGGTAGCTAGGAACTGCTGACCGGCACGCATGATCTTGGCGTCCAGCTCTTTGTCCCCGGTGGTGCCACGCAGGTCGATGGTGGTGGCGAAGGTCACGTTGCGATTGCCCCTGCTGGGCTGTTGACCCTTGGTTTCATCATGGATCCGCTCGCGGGGGTGCATGATCGCCAGGAACCCGCCCTTGCCATCCAGCCCGCCCGTGCGCGAGCCATTGCCGGTGTAGCCGCCGCCGTCGAAGGACAGGAGGCCCCCGATGACGCTCGAGGCGGCACCCATGCCCGGTAGTCCCATGATCGCCTTCATCGCTTGGACCTTGGCAATTTCCAGAAGCAACTGAGCGACGGCGTCCTTTGCGGACATCGACCCGTCGATGACCGAGCCGAACATATCCTCCAACGCGTCCTTGCCGCGCTTGCCGGCGTCCTGGATCAGCCGCAGGCGTTCCGCCGCCTGGTCAGCATTGTCGCCGGCCTGGGCATAGGCCCGGGCCAGGCCGTCGATCCGGGCTTCCAGCTCCGGCGTGATCTTCCGGCCCTCCTCCTGGGCGGCTGCCAGGAGCCGGGCCTTCTCGCTGGCATAGGCCATCATGTCGCCATAGGTCTCGCCCGACAGCGCCGCAGCGGCCAGCACCTGCGCCTCGATGTTGAGCGCGTCGGTGCGTTCCTTGATCTGCTGCGCGTCGCGTTCGAACCCTTTCAGGCTGTCGCCGCCGCCCGACTTGCCTTTGGACTTCGATCCGCCGCCCCGGCCACCCTTGCCGGCCGCCGTGCGCGCGGCATCGCCAGCAAGCGCCGCCTCGGCAAACCCGCGCACCTCGTTCTCGGTCAGCGCCGCGCCCATGTCCTGGGCCCGCTTGCGGACATCGGCCATCTCGCGTTCCAGGGCGATCTGCTCCTTGGTCGCCGTGTTGCGCGCCGTCTCGCTGGCGGTGAACTTGTCGTTCGCCTCGGCCAGAGCGTTGGCGCTGTCCATCGAGGCCTGTTCGGCCGCATGACGGTCGCGCATGGTCTTGAGGCTTTGCTGATCGGTCGTGACGCCGGCCGCCGAGGCCAGCGCCGCCTTCATCCGCCCGGCCAGGCCGATGATGCCGGCGATCACCCCGCCCAGCCGTTCCAGCTGCGAGATGACGCCGCCGAACTGCACCCGGTCGCCAGCCTCCAGTTCATCGAAGGCGTCGACGGCACGGGTCTGGATGTCCTGCAGTTTGGTCGCGAAGTCCTCGCCGCTGATCTCGCCTGCGCGGAAGGCCCGCACCAGCTCATCCTGCTCGGCCACCAGCTGGCGCAACTCGTCGGCCTGCTCGGCATAGCCCCAGCTGTCGAGCTGCCCGATGGCGCTCCGGATCGTGTTGCCCGTCAGGGATGCCTGTTCCCCGAGGCTCTGATACTGGCCCTCCAGGATTGCCAGTTCCTGCGCATGCTGGTCCACCAGGTCGCGGTTCTGGCTCAGCGCGTCATAGAGGTCATCGCCCAGGGCGGCGCGGCCCTCGGTCTCGTTGCTGAACACCTCGTCCAGCTTGGCCCGCATGTCCGCGATCTCGACCGCAGCGTCGGCCGCGCCCACGACCACGCGCTTGAAGAAGTTGCCGGCCGTGGTCTGCAACTCGCGGAAAGCGCGGTCGATCTCCTGCGCTTTGGCGATCATCTCATCATCGAGGACGGCGCCGGTCTCATGGGCGCGGGCGATGGTGTCGCGAAGCGCATCCTCACCCTGGCCCAGCAGCTGCACGAACTGCTCGCCCCCGGTGCCGCCGAACAGTTCATCCGCGATGCGGATCTGGGCCGCCCTGTCCATGCCCTCCATGCGCTGCATGATTTCCAGCATCAGCGCCGAGGGGTCCTTCAGCTTCTTCTTCAGGTCCTCGGCCCGAAAGCCCAGCCGCCCGAAGGCCTCGGCCGCCGGGCCCATACCCGTGGCGATCAGTTCATCCGCCCGCAGCGACAGTTCCTTGAAGCCGTCCACCAGCGCATCGACGCTGATCCGGTTCTGGTCGGCCACGAACTTCCATTCCTGGAACGCCTGGGCCGAGAGGCCCGCGCGCTTGGCCTCGTCCCCGATCTCGGCGATGCCCGCCACCACCTGGCGGGAACTGCTGACCATCTCGGTCAGCCCGCCAATGGCGATGCCGCCCAGGAGCCCCCCGGCGAAGGCCTTGCCCAGGCTGCCGATGCTGCCGGTGACGCTGGCGACGGACTGGCGGATGCTGCTGGCGGATCGCGCCATGTCCTGTTCCATCTGCCGCGTGGCCGAGCGCGAGCCGCGCCGCAGGCCCTGATAGGTGCGGGTGCCGGTGTTCTCGGCCCGCTTCATGCTCTTCTCGAAATCGTTGATCCGCGCTTCCAGCCGCACCACAAGCTGTTCGTCTGCCATTCCTCGCCTCCTATACGGGCGCCCAGAGGTCCTCGGTGAACCAGCTGGCCTTGGTGGTCATGATGTTTTCGTTGGCGGATGCGCGGGCCACAGCCATGGCCGAAGCCACGGCGCCGTCGATGGACAGCCAGCGCTTGGGCTTGGTGAACTTCACCACATGGCCGAGGTCGTTGCGCTTCACGACGACATTGGCGAAGCAATGGCGCAGGACCAGGTGACCGCCGTGGAAGAACTCGCCCCCGAGCAGCGCGCGCTCCAGTTCCAGCACCGCCGGCATCATCAGGCTGGGGACCTGCCGGAAGTCCACCGCAGGCAAGCCGGCCTCCAGGATCTTCGGCTGCACCTGGCGCGCCATGTGCGGGTCAAAGGCGATCTCCTGCACGTTGAACTCCTCGCACAGGTCGATGACCTTCGCCTCGATCTCGGCATAGTCGATCACCGCGCCGGCCGTGGCCGTGATCAACCCTTCCTCGTGCCAGGCCTGATAGGGTGCGCCGGAGCGATCCTCGCGGGCGCTGATGCCGTCCTCGCCATCCAGTTCGCTTTCGGGGTCGCCCGCGGTCGCGTCGATGGCTTCCTGCGGGCAGAAGAACCAGGGCTTGACGAAATAGCCCTCGGCCAGCCGCCAGCAGGCCACGATGACCGAAAGGTCAACCGTCGAGGACAGGTCCACCGCCAGCCAGCACGGCTCGTCCCTGAGCGCGTCCACGTCGAAGTCCTTGTCCCCCGCGTCATAGATGTCCATGTCCACGAAGGGATCGGTCGAGGCATCGAGCCAGATGTTCAGCTTCAGCTGCTTGAAGGACTGCCGGTCGCCCACGCTGCGCTGCGAGCGCTTGGCGTGACGCCGGAAGCCGGCAAGGCTGGGATAGCCATGCTGCAAGCCGGGGTTCACCCGATGCCACAGCGCCTCGTCCTCCCAGTCATCGCGGCGGTCGGCCTCGAACAGGATGGGCAGGATCGAGGCATCGTCCACCTTGCCGCGCGCCACGTTGCGGGCGTCCTCGAAGAACTCCCAGGCCAGGCTGTCCTGTCCCCGGCCGGCGGTCGATGCGACGACCAGCAGGCTGTCGTCTATCTTCTCAAGCCCGGTGGTCAGGGCTTCCCAGAGGTCGCGGCCCTTCCAGATGTGGATCTCGTCGGCCAGCACGAAACCGGGCGTTCGACCATGCTGCGGCCCGCCATCGCCCGAGATCACCTCCAGATAGGAGGCCTCTTTCCGATAGAGCAACTTTTTGGGTGCGTTGTGCGCGTCATAGATGCCGACGGCCGAGACCAGGCGCTTGTCCTCGCGGATGATGCCAGCCGCCTCGCGAAAGCCGATGCCGGCTTGCTTGCGGTCGGCGGCGGCAAAGATCGCCTCGCCGCCGGGCCGCTTCTCGGGTCCGATGGTGTGGAGAAGTGCCAGCGCGGCCGAGAGGCTGGTTTTGCGGTTCCCGCGCGGCAGCAGCAGCGCCACGGTGTTGACGATGCGCGTGCCATCCTCGTGCCGGGGGCCATAGATGCGGCGCACGATGCGTTCCTGCCAGGGATCCAGCTGGAAGGCACGGTTTGGCAGGATGGATTTCGGGTGCCGCAGGGCGCGCAGGAATTGCACCGCGCGCTCGCCATGCCCGTAGGGGTCAGGGATCAGCGAGCCGTCATAGATCCATTCGGGGAAGGTCGAAGTGGTTGTTTCCCGTTTCGGAAAAAACTCCGAAGGTATGTGTGTCATCCCCATACCTTCACCCCATACCCAGCGGGTTCGGACTGTGGTCATCGTCGTCATCATCGCGGATCGCGGGACGGGACCGGGATACCGGGGTCAGGCCCAGCTCGGCCGCCATCTGCCGCGCCGAAGCCATGGCCTTGTCCTGCACCCGGATCAGCTTGAGCATCATCTCGGGATCGGCTTCGGTCTGGATCGCGGCTTCGGTATCGCGCACGCGGCCGATACAGATGCAGTAATTCTCCAGCACGCCCAGATCGGCATCGGTCAGGATACGCCGTTCGGTCAGGATCGGCATCACCCGGTCCCATTCCTTGCGGGCTTTGGCGCTAAGCCACCTGGGGGCGTTAATGTGGCCCACAGGCATATTTGCCTCGACCAGTTGTGGCTTGGTCCCCTTCATTCCGGCAACCTCACGCAGCGCAGCTCCAGACCCTTGCGGCGACCGATCGGCGTCACCTGCCGGATGTTGAAGGGCTGACGGTTCCAGATCAGTCGCTGGGCGTTGGTGATCCCGTCGAGAAACCGGACACGGAACACCACCACTTCCTCGTCACTGGCGCCGAAGCCGCGCATGAACTCCTCGGTGGTCTGGTCCACGCGCTCGGCACGCAAGATCGCGACCCGCACCCAGGTCTCGGTCGGGGTGCCCGCGTCGTTGATGTCGGCGGTGGCGCGTTCGATGCGGATGGTCTCGGTCAGCTTGCCCGACTTCATGCCCGCTCCTCCGAAACCAGAACCTCGACCACGACGACGCCGTGCGAATGCTCGCCATCGGGATCGCGCAGGAAGCGCATCGAGGACACGCGGGCATCGGCGCAATGAAGCCCGGGCGCCAGCGTCAGGCGGGCGGAGTGGATCGCGCTGCGGATCGCCCCGGCGATGGTCTTGACCCCCTCCAGCGAGGGCTCGCGCTGCCAGACGTGCAGGCTGTGATAGACGCGGGGATGGGCGCGGCGCAGGCTGCTGCCCTCGTCCACGGCCTGGCTGTCGCCCAGAAGGATGGCCGGCAGTTTGCTGGGGCGTTGGTTTGCGTCGATAATCTGCGCGGCAGGCACACCCACGGCATAGGTCGTCAGCCGGGCGCGGATCGCCTTTTGCACCTCAAGGTCGATATTCATTTGGCCTCCTTGATGGCTTTGCGGATCGCGCGCTTGATCGCGGCCTCGGCGCGCTTTCGGCCCAGGCGCAGGCCCGGCCAGAAGAAAGGATGCGGGGGCACGGTCGAGCCGTTGAACCCGCCCGAGTGGCCGTATTCGACCAGGTGGGCATAGCGCACATCGGTATTGCCCACGGTGATCAGCGCGGTGTTCGGCGGCGCAACCATGGACCCGCCCGGCTGGGAATAAGGCGGGGTCGCCTCGCCCGGCCCGGTGACGGTGATGCTGGCCTTGAGATCGCCGGTCTTTTCCGGGGCGAGCGCGCGCTGGAGGTTCGCGACATCCTCGGCCGCCTTCACCAGTGCCGGCTTGACCGCCTGGCGCGCCGCGCGCGGGATCGCCTGCATCCGCGACTGGAACCGGGCAAGACCACCATCATCCGCCATCAGAATGTCCAGTCCCGATACTCGTTGACGATCTCGCGCACGCCGAAGGGCAGTTCGCGGCTCATGTCGGTGGCGGCCTCCCGGTTCTCGAACCACCAGGCGGCCAGTTTCAGCACCGCCTCTTTGAGAGCCGGCGGCACGGGGCGCAGGATCTCGTCGTCATAGCGCACGCGGATCCGGTAGCCCAAAAGCCGCTCGACATGGTCCTGGGCCGCGTCGATCTTGCCGGCGATCAGGGGATCATCGTCCTGCTGATCGCTGGTCAGGCTGAGTTGGCCTTTCAGTTCCTGAAGGCTGACAATCGGTTCCATTCACGGTTCCCCGTCTCGGGTTATGCTGCCCTCAGGCAGCAGGTCGGCCTGCAACTTCATGATGCTGTTGGCGGTGTCGAACACCTCGTGAAGGCTCGTCACCAACGCCACCCAGATCCGCTGCCGCCCGCTCGCATCGACCAGGCGGAAGGGATAAGGCTGCTCCGACCGGGCGGCGCGCCACAGAATGGCTTGCCCCGGGTCCACGGGATCATTGCCCAGCACGATCTGCATCACGACAGGAACCTGATGGCTCTTGGCGGACAGGGTTTGAGCCGGGCCATTGCAGCTCGAATGCACCACCTGCGCCGTATCCCATTCAATGCCCAGCATGCCGAGCGCTTCCGTCTCGCCGATTTCGACCCAGGGCGGCCCAGGGGCGCTGCCTGGGGCGTCCGCGATGTAGAGCCGGGCGCCGGCGGTCGGGTAAAGCACGGCTCAAGCCTCGTCCGCATCCACCCGCACGACATTGCTGTTCACCCAGAGGGTGATGTTCAGCTTCATGACGCTGTTGGCGCTGTCATACTGTTCCGCGGCCGAGGCGACCTTGGCGACGAAATAGCGCTCGGAGGGCGTGCCGCCGGCCGGGGCATCGTTCAGCACCATCTTGAAGGCATAGTCATGCGGCGTCTTTTCCGCCGCGATGGCGGCAAGCTGGCCCGGATCGGCCGGGTCGATGCCGCAGACGATCTCCATGGACCCCGCATTGCGCGTGCCCTTCAGGCGCCGGGTGCGCGATGCGTTGATGGCGTCAAAGGTGATCTCCGCCGAGGTATCGCCAACGGTGCCGAGACCCTCGGTTTCCCCGATCTCGACCCAGCCGGCGGTCGGGAAATCGGCCAGAACGAAGTCGGCGGATTTGGCGGCAAGCGCAGGGCCGATGAAGATATGCGCGCCGTTCGTTGCATAGATGGTCATTGCTGAGCCTTTCCATAAAGACGGCGCTCCTCGCGTTGCTTCGCGCCGGAATGATGTTTCTTGCAGAGGGATTGCAGGTTCGACGGATCAAGCCTGCGCTCTGGGGCGATGCGGCGCGGCACGATGTGATCCACATCGACCGCCGGAGCGCCGCACCAGCAATTCGGGAAACGGGCTATGTGGGCGTCCCTGACCTTGCGCCAGTCGGCACCCAGGCCGCGCTGCGAGGCTGTGCCGCGTTTCTTGTCGAATGCCGCCTTGCGCTCGGCCGCGCGCTTCGCCTGGCACGGGCAGGCGGCGCCAGAGGCCACCACCTTGCCGCAGGAACAGATGCGAGGCGCGCGGGTCGGCATCAGGCCACGGGCTTCGCATAGGGCGAGATGATCGCCGTGGCCCCGGCGGCGATGCTGGTGCCGCTCGCCCGGGTCAGCGACAGGCGCACGAACCGCTTGTAACCGCGATAGCCGAGCCGGTAGACGCTCGACGCCGCCAGCACGGCGGGCGCGCTGCTGTCCATCTCGTCGGCCGCCACATTCGACCAGCCGCTGGTGCCGGTGTCGCTTTCCTGGAGCGTCACGCCGAAGGAACCGGAGCCGGCCACCTCGCCCGTGTTGACGACGAAGGCCACGCGGCCCGCGCCCAGGAGGTCGATGGCCGGGCCCTGCGCCGCAGCGGCCTGGACGGCCGGCGCCAGCGCCTGGAACGCTGCGATGTTGGAATAGAGATCACGCATCGGTCATGCTCCTCAGCTGGTCGCCATGCGAAGTTTGCGGAAGCGCGCGGGTTGCAGGACGGCACCGCCCACGCGCCGGGTGGCGTGGATGCGGGTGATGCCGTTGATCGCGCGCGAGTAGGGATCGACCAGCACCGACATCTGGGTGCGGTCGATGATGCGATAGGCCTGCAAGTCGCCGTAGAGGATCGGCTCCTCGCCCGAGGCGAGGTCGGGCATGTCCACCATCTCGACCACCGGACGGCCCAGGATGGTTTCGGGCTGCCCGACCTGGAACGACTGTTGCCAGAGGAAATTGCCGTCCCCGCCCTTGAGAGAGCGCAAGATGCCCAGGGTCGTGCCGTTCATCACCCAGGCGCCGCGGTTGCGATACTGCTGGGGCAGCGAATACATCAGCTTGATCAGCGCATCCGCCGACAGGTTCGAGGCGTGGCCGTTCGCGACGGTCGGGATGTCCGGGTTGACCATCAGGCCTTCCGGCTCCAGGACGCCCTGACCCCAGAGGAAGGCGGTGGCCTCCTTGCCCGCGAAATCCTCGGCCAGGGCCAGGCGCACCTCGGTTTCGGCCGCTGGCGCGTCTTGCAGCAGCCGGTTCGAGATCTCCACGAAGGTCGCCAACTCCTTCACGTCGATTTCCTTCTGGCCGAAGGAAATGTCGGACTCAGTGCGGGTCTGGGTCTCGCCCACCCAGCGCGCATTCGTGACATCGCCGCGCGTCGGGTAGATCACCGACGGCGCCGAGGTCGAGCGCACCGAGGCGTATTGCCGAAGCGGGTTGTATTCGATCAGGTCGCGGATGATCTCGGACGACATTTCCGGGGGCGCGAGGTAGCCGCCCTGCGGGTCGCTGGCGACGATCAGCGCCTTGCGGTCGGTCTCGGGGATGTTCTGGCCCAGGCGCAGGTAGTTGGCGAAGGCCTTGCGCTCCTCGCTCGGCTCGTCCTCGGCCTTGGTCTCGCCCTGCGGCCGGTTCATCTTCGCTTCCAGCTTGTCGAGCCGGGCGACGATGGGCGCCGTGTCGGCCTTCTTCTCCAGGTCGGTCATCTTGGCTTCCAGTGCCGCGATGTCCGGGGTTTCGGTGTTTTCCGTCATGGTCATGTCCTTTGCTGACGTGATGCGCGCCCCGGGGTGGGCAGGCACCGCGACCACGCTGATTTCGAGAAGTTCAAGGTCGCTGATCGTGCGACCGCCGCCCTTGCGCGGCATGGCCTTGCGCGAGGCAAAGCCGATGGAGAGGCCCCGAAGGGCGCCCGCCTGGATCAGCGAGCGAACCTCGGCCGCGCGCTGCACATCGTTCACCAGCAGCCGGCCCTTGACGGTCAGGCCCTCGGCGGTCTCGGCTATCTCGTCCCAGACGCCCACGGTGTCCTTCTGGTCGTGGCTGGCGAGCATCGGCAGGGGCGGCAGGGCCTTGGCGAAGGCGCCCTTCTCGATCACGTCGCCCACGCGGTCGGGGGTGCCGAAGGGCCAGGCGATGCCGCTGACGGCGCCGGCCTCATCGACGGTGATCTGGGCCTTGCATTCGATCCGGCCCATCAGCTGCGCCCCCGGAAAGCCGCGCGGTCGGAGGCGAAGCCATCGACCTGCTGTTGCACCCAGTGCGCGGCCTTGAGCAGGCGCACGACATGGGCATGGGTGAAGGGCACCGCCTGGCCGTCCTCTTGCACCTCCCAGCCCAGCACGCAGCGGGCAAGGGTATTGAGGCGGATCTTCTCGCGGTCAGCGGCGGAAACCCGGCCATCGGCATCGGCGGCATCAGCCAGGTCGTCGACCATCTGGAGCCGGGCGCGCGCCTGGGTGGCGCTGTCCGGGCCCGCGATGCGCAGCTTGATGCCCGTGGCCTTCCCTGTCACCGGGTCCAGCAGGTCGAAGTCGCGGCCCCGGTCCTGGTCCTGCGCGTCGGCGAGGATGTCATTCAGTTGCATCACCCGTTCCGCATCTTGTGGTGGTTGATGCCTTTGACCAGGGCAGCGATCAGCTCGGGGTCGGCCACGATCCGCTGAACCACGCGTTCGACAAAGGCGCTCTCGATAATCTCAGGGACGAATTCTGGACCGATGGGTGCTTCAAGGTTCTTGTTGGTCATTTTCAGTCCTTTCATTGCTCTCGGGTTCGCCCGCCGGCGGCGCGGTCGTGGCGCTGATGTTGGGGTTCAGGAACTCGTCGCCGCCTTCACGGGGCGGCAGGCCCAGCCATTGCCGGCCCTCGTTCGGGTTGATGGTCCGGCTGGCGATCAGGCTGTTGATGGTGGTGGCGCGGGTTTGCAGATCGGCGCGGGTCAGGTCGTCCCGGTCGAAGCGGATGACATGGTTCGTGCGTTCCTCGTCCGAGAACAGCGCCCGGCGCAGCGCGCCTTCCAGCCCGCGCAGCCAGGGTTCCAGCGTGTAGGACAGGAACTCGCGGCCCTTCTGTTCCGAGTTCGACCACGTGGCGCGCTCCAGATCGCCCAGCATCGGCGACGGGATGTTGAAGGCGCGGCCGATCTCCTGGATCTGGAACTTGCGGTTCTCCAAGAACTGCGCATCCGTGCTGTTGAACGTGAACGGCTCGAACGTCATGCCGTCATAGAGGAACGCTGTACGGCCCTGGTCCTCGCCCTCATGAGCCAGGCGCCAGGCGGCGCGCGTTGCCTTGATCGCCTCCTCGCCCATGCCTTTCGGGATCAGCAGCGCGCCCGAGGGGCGGGCGCCACGGCTGAACAGCTTGGCGGCGTGACGGTCCAGCGCCACGGCGATCCCGATGGCCTCCCTTGCCAGGGTGAGCGGCGCGCGCTCCAGCGGCGGCAGAAGGTGGATCACGTCGCGCGCCGCGATGGGCCGGTTGCCGAGGCGGTATTTCCGTTCGCCGGTTTCCAGGTCGAGGTCGAATTGCAGCACCGAGCGGCGATAGCGGATGATCTCGCGCGGCTCGCCATTGACCCGGTTAACCCAGGCCAGCCCGCCCCGGTCGTCCATCAGCGCATCGCGCACGATCTGGCGGATCAGCTCAAAACCCGAGGTCCATTCGTTCGGCTCGCCCCGCAGCAGCTGCACCAGCGGGTGATCGGGCACGTCCACCTCGTCGTTGCCCTCGATCCGCTTCACGGACACGTCGAGCGAGGCGACGGCTTCGGAAATCAGCTGCACCGCGTTCGCGACGGCGGGCACCTGCATGGCATCGGCTTGGGAAACCACGATGCCGGTAGAGGTCGCCTCGGTCAAACCGAAGGCAGCCAGCATCGCCGCGTCAGGCGAGGCCAGCGATTTCTGCTCAGTCGGTTGCGTCTTGCGAGTGAAGGGCCACATAGACCATTTTATGCCCGACGAAACCGGCCTGCGGTAAGCTGGAAATCCCTAGAAAATCATGGGAAATCATTGGTTTTCGTTACCCGGTTTGGTCCGCAACCACGCCAGCAGTTCGGTGCGGAACGCGAAATAGCTGCCCGTGCCAGCCGGCCGATAGATCGGCACACCGTCCATCTTCGCCCACGTGCGGGCCGTGTCGATGCTCACGCCCAAGGCTTCTGCGATCAGCGGCAGGCCCCACAGCTTCCGCTCCGGGTCCAGAAGGGCATCTGCCCGCCAGCGATCAAGCGGGGGACGGTCAGGATTTGCACTCATTTTTCAAAACTCCAATTCGGTCATATCTTGCGCGCGCCTCCCCGCGCCGGTCCCCACCAAGAGGCCAAAGTTCGGGACCACCCCCCTGGGTCAGGGCCTTACTGTTGTGTTGTAAGGGGCGAGGGGGTCGGTTGCGTCCCGCGATGCCGTTGCTGTCGCCATCGGCCATGCAAAGGCGCAGAAGATCAGGCCCGCGCTGCGCTATGGGTAGTGGTAGATAAGGATGTCCCGATTTTGATGACTGGTGACCACCTGAAACGGGCGGTTTACGTCCTGGTTTTGATGACTGGCCGTCATGATTTTGATGACTGGAACTCACGTTTTCGTCCCGATTTTGATGACGTTACGTCCTGATTTTGATGACGGGGTTTTGTTTTCACGACCGTTTCGGCCAGTCGGGTTCACCGGGGCGTGGCCACTGACGGGGAAGTCATGACCAGGACGCCAATGCAGATACAGCTTCTTGCCGGAATGGCTGTCGCAGCCTGGCACAGCGAGTTCGGTGATTTCATAGGTGGGTGGTGCGCCCTTACCCTCGACCATGCGGCCATGGCTGGTCAATAGGAGGAAGCCCTTGGCCTGGAGGTCGTGGAAGCCCCTTGCTGCCGTATCGCGACCACAGCCCAGCCGCTCCGCGGCCTCGCGTACTGGCAGGCTGATCTTGCCATTGTTATTGGCCTGTGGCCCCTTCCATTCCATCTTGAGCCACGGGTAGAGCGCCTGCGCCGTGGTGGTCAGTGCCCGCCACGCGGGCGTCTCCATGGTGCTGCGGATCATCTTGGTCCAATGCTCCGTCTGCTGTTCGTTCTTGCGATCACGCCCCATCGGCCACCCCTGCGATTTCCAGAAGCGTCCGGCGTTCTTCCGCCTCGACACGTTTCAACATCGACAATTCCCATGACGGAAGGTGGTCCTCGATGGCGTCCCTGACCATTTCCCGAAGCGTGTCCGGCGGGATGGCGTCCAGTTCGGCGGCAAAGTCGTAGGGCCATCGCTGGTCCGCTGTGGTGTTGCGCTTGGCTGGGCGCGTGGGCAGCTCAAGCGCAAGCACCTGCTGATAGGTCAGCCCAAGCTGGTGGAACTCGACAGGCACACCGAATTCAACACCGAAGCGGTCCACCTTCTCTTGCAGGGACTTTGCAGCGTCCTCGCCAGATCTGTCGAAGTCATAGAGCGCATAAATGACCAGCGTCTTGCCAGTATGGCGTAGGTTGTCCACGGCGCCGTAAGCGAAGGTTTCGGACGAATATCCGCCGGTCGGCATCAGCGGCACATCGTATTCCGAGGTTACGGGGTACAGGACGCCAGCCAGCGCCGACTTTTCCAGCCACACCTCCACCGCCTTGTCGCTGTCTGCCCATAGGGCTTTGCGGTATAGCCGGGCCGTGTCCTCCAGCGCATCTTTCCACCCGTTGAACGTCACAGGCTTGCGCATGTAGCGGGTCGAGTCTGAGATGCTGGAATAGCGAAGGCGCCCGGCGCGGCGCAGATCGAGGACCTGCACCTGCACCTTGTTATAGCCCGCCTCGGTCTTGTCGATGCCCGCCACACCGGCCACGGTCGCAGCATAGAAGAGCTGGCGAACCGTCACTGGGCCGTGCTTATGGGCATAGTCGATCAGGAACTCGGCCCGCTCCTCCATTTCGTCGCGAGAGGCGCGTCGGCGCTTTATGGGGCTAGCCTTATAAACCGTCATAGGCCACCCCGCGCGTGATGCTGATTGTGGTGGCGACGGCAAAGCCAACGGACATCGCCGGGCCGGCTGTAATCGTCGTGATGGGCTTCGGCTCGCTCGGCACCGCAGACCTCGCAGGACTGGGGGGCAATGACGCCGAGGCGCTTGAGGGTCTGCACATAGAGGTGCGCGGCGTAACGCCGGGGATTATCCCGGCGCCATTGCTGTTGGCGTGTGAGGGGCTTTGTCAAAGCGCATCTCCCACCAGTCCTGTCATTCCCTCGTCGGACAACTCCTGTCGCACCTGATTGGCGTGACCGGGGGAAAGGCAGAAGATCGTCTCCTCGGGCTGTCCGGGGCGGTAGACGAAAATCACAGGGCGCCCATTGGGTGCGGTCTGGATTTCAAAGACACCCTTCGGTTTGATCAGCAGCAGATCCTGAATGTCGCGAAAATTGACGCTCATGACCGCACCTCACACGGCCGTAGGACGGGACGCGAGCCATGCGACTACGGCACTCTCGGGCCATGCGACAGCTCTGCCAGTGAGCCTGACAGGGCGCGGGAACTGGCCCGCGCTCATCAGCTTGTAAATGGTCGTGCGACCTAGGCCGGTCAGTTCTTCAACTGCCGGGCGGCGAATGTATTTCTCTGCCATGGTCGCGCCTCAGACTGCCGCCTTGCGGGCTTTCACCCACTCCGCTACGTCGTCGGCATCCCAGCCAACCGCGCGCACTCCGAGCTTGATTCGTTTCGGGAATGTTCCCAAACGCTCGAAGTTGTAAATACTTGACTTGCTTAGCCCCGTCATCGCGATGACAGAGTTGATACGAACGATTACAGGCACTTACGTTGCCCCACTCCTATGCGGTCAATTCGATGTTGACCTCGACCGCGATTTGTCGAGAAATAGGGGCATCAGAGGGTAGAAATTCTGATGCCGCCTGCCGTCTCCGGTCAAGGTTGGCGCCTTGGCTGAATGGAGATGGCAGGCACCCTGAGCAGTTCTCGATTTGCCGCTAAGGGATTTTTCGTCTGAGCGAACCCAGATGATTGAACCATAACCTGGTTCGAGTCGGCGCTGTTTGTGGCAGACTGCATTAACGCTCATTAACCAGAAATGTGCCCCAAACTGGCCAGAGGGGTCAAGCGGTGTGCGGCCAGACCGCAAGATAAATCGAAAAAAAATCATGATATTCACCACCATAGGTTGAATATCCCAATTTCTTCCCCTTTTTTTCCTAGCATGAATTTCCCCTCAGCTTATCACCAACAACCTTGGCGTGTATTTTGGACAGGTGTCCGGCCCACGCCTCCATTATCTGGCGCCGCTTTTCGAAAAGGTCACTGCGGGCATAAGCTCTTTCGATATTCGAACCGACGATATGCGCCAAAGCGTGCTCGGCTATATCATTTGGAAAGCTGGTCCGTTCCTGCGCCCATGTCCTGAACGACGTGCGGAAGCCGTGCACATCGACGGGGAAGCCAAGCTCCTTGACCAGCTTGCTCAGCGTCATGTCGGACAGCATCTTGCCAGCCTTCGTGCCAGGGAAAATGAAGCCGCTTTCCTCCTTCAGGCCCTCGGCCTCTCCGAGGATCGCCAAAGCCCGCCGCGACAGTGGCACCCGATGTGGGCGCTTCATCTTCATCCTGTCGGCCGGCACGTTCCACGCCTTCTGCTCCAAGTCGATTTCATCCCAGCGGGCGCCGCGGGCCTCAAGGGATCGGGCACAAGTAAGAATCAGGAACTCAAGGCAAAGACGCGTGGAAACGCCCGCCTGTGATTGGTGAAGGGCCGAAAGGAAGCCTGGCACCTCGGCATACGGCAGTGCCTTGCGGCGCTGGCGTGGCTCCGTCTGCCTGGGCAGTGCATTGGTAATCCCGATGGTCGGATTGTCCTTGCGCCAGCCCTTCGCAATACCCCACTTCATCACCTTGCTGATGCGCTGCTTGACGCGCGAGGCGGTCTCGGCCTTCTCCACCCAGATAGGCTTGAGAACATCCAGCACATCGGCGCTCGTCACCTCCGAAACCTTGGTCCTCCCCATGGTCGGGAACACGTAGGTCTCCAACGTGCTGATGAACTGCGCGGCATGTTTCTTGTTCTTCCAGGTCGGCTCAAGCATCTCATAGATGGCGCGGGCCGCTTCCTCGAACGTCTGGATCTCTCGCTCAGAGCGACGATCCTGCAACGGGTCGCCTCCGGCGCGGGCAAGCTTCCGGTTCTCATAGGCAGCAGCACGGGCATCAGCGAGCGTGACAAACGTGACGCTGCCCATGCCGATCTCCCGGCGCTTGCCATGAATGACGATCCGCTGCACCCAGCTCTTGTTGCCGTGAGCATCCACACGGAGGAACAATCCGTGTCCGTCGAAATACTTCCCAGGCTCGACCACGGTCTGAACGAACCTCGCGCTGAGCGCCTTGGCTGGCCTTCTCAA